TAAAGATGCAGGACTCCAGTTAGTGGCAAATCAAAAGGTTGAACTGCCGTGGTTGAAGCATGACCGCGTCGGGGATCCTAGAGGCCCCTGGAAACCACTGTTTGTGGCTCTACGCAAGTCGAGCTATAAGCATAGAAAGCGAGCTTTGAATGCGTTGTTGGTTTACACTACAATTATGTTTAAGCCGGATGTTCCTCCTACTAAAACTCAAGAACAAAAGTTCTTGGGCACTGTCAATCAAAGTTCGGTTGAGCGCTTGAATAAAGCTCTTACTGGATCTTCGATCCTGAAAAGTCGGTCATTTATAGTAGCACTTGGGTACTTGAAATCGATCCTCATGAAGTCAAAATGGGATCCGAAAGATGGACCTAGTCATCCAAATATTTGGAGCTATATAGGCCAAAAGTACGGATCTACCGATGAGTGGTATGATCATCGCCACCAGAGGTACATACAGTGGGATAAGCGTGTTTGGGACTTTGTTGACGACCCTAACTTTTATGTATTTTTGGGATTCCCCCAGGTTAGGGAGGTGTTGACCGACCCGCTAAGAGTGAAGGCTCATGCTCTCCACCAGTTAGTGGAGCTTAGTGTAAATACTCAACCACTCAATTCTTTTGAAGAGTGGCAGGAATACAAGCGTGAGTATGAACTCCGTAAGTCGAATGAGGCGGCGTTCTTACAAGCCGTGGGAGCACGTTACAAGTGTGAACACCAAGATTATTGGCCCTCCTTTGATGAAAGGCAAGTCGAACTCCAAAGGTTAGAGGTGGAGAAGTATAAAACCTCGAAACCACCGTCAACTCCAATTGGTAGTGTGAATTGTGTACAGGAACCTGGGTGCAAGCTCAGGGGCTTTGCCAGTCCGCACGTAGTGCTGCAGGCCTCTTTAGAGAGGCTAAAATGGTCACTCGATCATGCATTAAGCTCCTTTTCTTGGGACTGCACCCACAATCAGTATATGGGTGTAGAGGTTGTTCAACAATGGTTGAAGGAAGGGCAGGAATGTTTTAGTGTCGACTTATCAGATGCGACAAATAACCTACCTTTTTGGTTGCAAGTTATGCTCCTCCAGTACCTGGGAGTACCACAGGAAGATGTTCACTTATTCCGGCTTGTAGCTCGTTCAAAGTATTCCATCGGATGGAAGGGTGGTA